ATGGGGTGCGACCACAAAAAAAAACATGGGTACCGTTTTTTGAAGTTGCGTTATATGGTTTGTTTTATTTTTTTACATTTGTAATAAAAAATCGAATGTTCTATGAGTGAAAAAAAACGTTATTTGTTTGTATTGCTTGGGTTGCAGTGGTTGTGTATAGTTTTAGTTTTTATTATAACTTTTACTCAATTTTACTATGGTTTTGACTTCAATTACATCATGTTTATACCACTTTTATTGGTTATTTCATATAAAATATGGATGATTAGGTTTGATTATTCAGCAAAAAAGAAGCTGGAAAAGGCAAATAAAGACTTTCATGCCCTTGGACGTAGTGGTAGACGTAAGTATTTATACAAGAAAGGAATCAAAAAACACATTAAATGAGTGTGGATCGGTTTCTTAAACCGGCTGATTTTGGTCGATTGTGTGGTATTCCTGGAAAAACTCCTGGTGTAAAGATTAGTGTTTACATAAAACGAGGGTTGTTAAAGGCTAATGACGCTGGATTACTAGATATTAAGAATATAAAAAACAAAAATTTCATTGCTAAATCTTTATCGGAAAATTCAGCAAGGGAGGAAAGTGTAGTTTCAGATGCTCCGAAGAAAAACAAGCGTATTCAGAGTGATGAGAGTGAACAAGATAATAATTCTGGATTCAATTTTGATCTAAATGAAGATGGTTCAGTTGATATAAAATCGTTACAGGCGTATTCACTGACAGATATAAAGGCGATTGAGGATATTAGATTGAAGCAAATAAATATTCGATTAAAAAATATAGAGGAATCGAAGTTACTTGGAAAAATGATTGATTCTGATTTCGCATCAGAGTCGTTATTAGTTTTCGCTCAAACATTTATGAGAATGATGAACGATCATTTGAATGGTTGGATAATGGATTTTTCTCATAGAAATAAATTATCGAATGTTGAGCTTGGAAAATTGACTGGTGAAGCTAAAATGTACATTAACAAATCATACGATGATGCATTGTATAGTGCTGAGGAGAAAATGGAGCAAGCTAAAAAAGAAACTGTAAAAAATGCCATACAAGAAAATGCAGATGAGGAATAATATTTTCAAGAAATTAAAATCTGTTGATTTGCATATTTCAGAATTATATCCATCTGAGTGGGCAGAAAAAAACAGAATAATGACCAAGGAAGTTTCTCCGATTTCTGGTCCATACAGTTATGAAAATTCACCGTACATAAAAGAGTTGGTAAATACGTTGGACCAGCGAACACCTGGAAATGTTTTCGCGTTGATGGGTGGCGCTCAGATTGGAAAATCAGTTGGACTCATCGAGAATGGTATCGGTTGGATTATTGCGAATAATCCTGGTAACATTTTATTTTTAGTTGGTCATGCTGATGTATTTCAGGATTCAGTTCGGAAAATAGACATCATGATTGAAAATACTGGACTAATTGATTTTATAGGAAATAAATCCAAAACGAGAGGTAACGCCAAGACAGGGAACACGGATTCATCGAAAGAGTTTCCGATGGGTAAATTAAAAATGGGATTAGCGAACCATAAGATGTTACGGAATTTCTCAGCTCAATATGGTTTTATTGATGATGTTGAGGCGATGAAAGGTAGTAGTGAGGATTCTGGTTCGACTGAGAAATTAATCGATCAACGTTTTGCTGCGTATTCGAAATCAAAAAAACTGTGGTACATATCGACTCCAGAGCTTGAGGACTCATCGAATATTTACGCGATTTACCTGAAGGGTGACCAGCGTAAGTATCACGTTGAATGTTCGTGCTGCAGTAAATTAATTGTTCTGGAGTGGGAAATTGAATCAAAAAAAGACGGAACCAGATGTGGGATAGTTTGGGATTTGAATGACCAAGGCGTTTTAATTGCAGGATCTGTAAGGTACAGATGTCAGGAGTGCAATGGAGAGTTTGATGATAGAAATAAAAAAGAAATGTTGCAGTCTGGAAAATGGATTCCGACTGCAGTTCCGAAAATAGAAAATTATAGATCCTATCACATTTCAGCGTTATATGCTCCAGTGTATATGGATGGATGGGAAAAATATGTCAATGATTATTTGGATGCGTGTCCTCCAGGTGGTGAACGAAACGAGGCTGCATATAAAACGTTTAGAAATTTAGTTTTAGGATTGCCATACAAAATGGTTAACTCGAAATTGGATTCAAAAAAATTAATGGAGTCTCAGCGAAATTACGAGCCGTTATTAATTCCTCAATCGATTTCAGAGAATGATGGAAATGGAAAAATTGTAATGGTTACGATGGCCGCTGATATTGGGGGTACTGAATTGGATGCGCGTATTGATTACGAGATTATTGCCTGGTCAGAAAGTGGAGCGTCGTATTCGATAGATCACGGAAGTATTGGAACGTACCAACCAAGGGAAAAATTACACATTGACAGATTGAAGCAACCGATTGACCACACTAAGGAAAATAATGTGTGGGTTTCGTTTATGGAAATAATGTTGTTTGAATTTGACATTGACAATGATGTTGAACGTAAATTAAACATAACTGCGGTTGGAGTCGATCATGGTCACATGGGGGATTACGTAGAGGAGTTTTATAATTACTACGAACACAACTCAGATGGTGGTCCTGAGTTATTTATGGTGAAAGGTCTGGGAGTTGCTGAAAAAATACGAGTAGACAATGATGAATTTTGGTATAAAAACTCGAAAACAGATCCAGGTAAGTTATTTATTTTAAAGGTGAATGTTATAAAAACAGCGTTATCGAATCACATGAGTTTAATTTGGCGTGAGGTTGATGATAAACAACCGCCGTGGTATATGAATTTTCCGAAATCTGTAGATGGAAAGTATTCGTATGGTAATTTTTTCTCACACTTCGAAGCTGAGGAGCGTATTATTGATGGAAAAACATTTTTATATGTTTGGAAGAAAAAAAGCGGCCGAATAAACCACCAGTTTGATTGTCGTGTTTATAATATGGCGGTTCGTGAGATTTTCATAAATGAATTAATTTTCAAACCACTTGGGTTAAAGAGAGGTAACTGGAATGATTATGTATCGATTTGGAATAGTTTATAGAAAAAAAAATGTAAATTTGAAAAAAATATTAATTAAATTATAAAATTATGGCGATTTCAACAGCGGTAGGATTAGACAGACGGTCCACCATTATTGGTTTTGGTTTGGGGGCTGGCAATTTTGCGACGGCCACTCGTCATTTACCAATGTCGATTGTAGTTCTAGGTCAAGCGAATACAGACAAGGTGTCAGGTATCGATTTAGACAAAATAGAAAGGCACTTAACCGCGAAGGAGGTTGGTGAAAAGTACGGTTATGGTTCTCCGATGCATCGTGCGATGAGAATTTTAAAGCCGTTAGGTTCTGATGGAGTTGGCGGGATTCCTGTATTTTTTGCAGCGCAATCTGACGCTGGATTAACAGCAACTGTAAAAGAAATTACAGTAACCGGAACTGTTATTAAGAATGGTGAGATCATTATCGAGATTGGAGGTAGAAAAACTTTAGATGGTGCGTCGTTAGTTGTTCCGGTTTTAATTGGAGAAACTGCTGATGATGTGATGTTGAAAATTGCAGATGCGATTACGAATTGTACGTCATGTGAATATTCAGCTGGATTCGTAACGTTAGATACTGAGGTTGTATTGACTTCGAAATTTAAAGGAATTAATTCATTGGTTCGTTTAGATGTTTCGATTTCGGTTACAGGAACTGGATTAACGATTGCGACAACAGAAGTTCCAGGAACTGGTTCACCAACAGTTACAGCGTCGTTAAATGAAATTGGAGAAAAATGGATTCCGATGTTGTTGAATACGTATTCAGTAGAATCTGACTTGATTTTAGATGAGATTCAGTCGTTTAATGGAATGCCAGGAGATACACCTACAGGTAGATATTCAGGATTGATCATGAAGCCGTTTGTTTCTTTGACTGGAGTAATTACAGAAAATGATTTCACTGAAGCGTTAGCGTATGGAGCCGTAAACATTGATGAGGTAACTCATAGTTTTGCACCAGTACCAGCATCGAAAGGTAGTTGTTATGAGGCGGCTGCTTGGGTTGCATTGAGAGAATCTGTTTTAGCGAATAACGACCCATCGAAGGATATTATTAATATGTCGATTGAAATGCCAGAGCCGTTTGACTTATCACTCTCACAACCGAGCTATGACGTTCGTGATGTTTGGTGTCGATCTGGAGTATCTACATCGACATGGGATGAATCTACTGGTAAATATGTAATTAAGGATTTAATTACTACGTATCGAGTTGATACAGAGGTTGAGCCAGCGTTCAGATGGGTTCGAGATGTTTATATTGATTTCAACATGAAATTTAAATATTACTTGATGCAAGTAAATCAAGTAATTGGAAAAGTAATTGTTCCTGACGACGCAACAGTTCCATCGAATATTGCGAGTAATGTTATTTCTCCGAAAGTTTTCCGTTCATTGGTTTTAGATTTGATTGATCAAATGGAGGCTGATGGATTGATAACTGACCGTGAGTTTAGTAAAGCATCGTTGGTGGTTGAAATTGATTCAACTAATCCAAACAGATTTAATTGTACGTTTGATTACAAGCGAACTGGAATTGCTCGTATTTCGTCTACGAATGTTAGAGCTGGTCACTTTTTTGGTAATTAATTTTTAATAATATATATATGACAGTAGGAGGAGATATACTGGATATCGTAACCACGAATCCAGATTTACCAACACATACATGGTACCCAATGGCAACAGAAGCTGGTTCGATGTCACTTGGTGGTAACATCGTTCAATCAGAAGTCAACGGCGTTGCTGGTGGTGGTTCTGAAATGGTTTATAGCCGTCAAGGTGAACGAGCGTTTTTTGAAGTTGTTTGTGCGTGTGACACGGCGGTAAGACAGGACAATGTAGTTTGGAAAAATTACCAGCAATCAGTTTCTGAAACAACGGCAACGATTACACTTAACAACGGTACGATTTATAAGTACACTGGTATGTTAGTTGGTCCAATGGAAATGGACACAATGGCAGCAACGTTTACGTTTAGAATAGAAGGTCGAGGAGAGAAAATTTAATAAAGTTTGGTAAGTGTTTAAAAAACGTTACATTTGCGTGTAAGGTTTCACTACCTGACATTTCGGTTTTCATAAAAGAAAAGCACATTAGAAATAGTGTGCTTTTTTTATTTTTACGTATATTTGAAAAAAAAATATAATTATGACTAAGAAAACAGAAATGGCAGTAACAGATGAAATGGCGTTTAACGATATGCGCGCATATTTCGAAACAATGAAATTACCAACTCAAAGAATTGATGCGTATTTAAATGATCCGGTAGTTCAGGGATTTTTACCTAAATTCTTTCAGAATGGAGTGTTAAGATTAGAAGCTGAAACAAATTGCTTAATCCAAACGTTAGATGATGGTAGGGAAATAAAAATCCATCCAGCACGTCCAACAATGAGAGATTTAAATTCTCTTAAGCCCAATAATTATGACCGATTAGATTCTGAAAATAAGGACTTGGTTAAGGTTTGTTTTTTGACTAAATTACCATTTAGATCATTACAGGAGGATTATTTGGCATCAGATTTAGAATTCGCTACAAATATGTGCGTTTTTTTCTAAGCCTTGATATTTATAAGTCGCCAATTGACCATAAGTATCATACATTAGAACAGGCTTTAGAAATGTTGTTTATATCAAAAGGATGGGGACCAAAGGAAACAATGGATTTATATCTGGACGATAATATTGACGGTATATATTTTTACCTCAATGTAGTATTAAAAATGATTAAAAAGAAATAAATGAGTAAGGAACTCGTAATACCATCGAAGTTTACAATTGACGATAAGTTTTCATCAGGCTTTAAAAAGATGATGAATTCTACGAATAGTCAAATGGAGGCATCTAAAGGTGAGATGAGTAAATTTAGTTCGTTTATTAAAAACAATCAGGATTCATTTAGAACGATGGGAAGAAATGCCACTCTTGCGGGTGGCATTATTCTTGGCACGTTCGGATTAATGGCAAATGAGGCCGTTAAATTCGAGGATAAATTATCAGATGTTGCCAAAACAACTGGCTTAAAGGGTAAGGCGTTAGATGATTTTGGCTCATCGATACTCGGAATGTCTGAAAATACAAGGACATCGATTGAAGATTTAGCCACCATTGGAGAAATGGGTGGACAAATGGGTGTAGCTCAAAAGGATTTATTATCGTTTACAGATGCGGCCAATAAATTTAATGTCGCTTTGGGTTCAGATTTCGGATCTGTTGATGAGGCGGTTACGTCAGTGTCTAAAATAAATTCATTATTTAAAGATACTAGAGATTTAGATGTCGCTACTAATATAACTAAAGTTGGTTCTGTAATAAATCAGTTGGGAGCTGTTGGTGCTGCAACATCTGCAAATATGAATGATTTCATATTAAGGGTTGGAGCTATGCCAGGCGCATTAAAGCCATCATTAACGGCAACGGCTGCGCTAGGTGCGTATTTGGAGGAGTCAGGTGTTGATGCTCAGATTGCATCCAGTGGATTTGCGAATTTCACAAAAACTGCAGCAACGAGTTTGGGTGCCATGGCGAAAGTCATGGGAATTACAAAAACTGAGGCTCAAGAATTGTTTAATGCAGATACGGTTGGTTTTGCGTCTCAATTTGCTCAAGCTACAAAAAGCATGAACGGAACTGAGTTAGCGTCAATGTTTGAAAAAATTGGATTAAACTCGTTAGAAGTTCAGAAAGTTATTGGAGCGTTATCGAATGATGTTGTTGATGCTGGAACTGGAATGTCTAGGCTGGGTAAGTTGACATCTGAATCGAACGATGCATTCAAGATGGGTACATCGTTGATGGATGAGTACAACACGAAAAACAGCACGACCGCCGCTGAAATGGACAAGGCGAAAAACACGATTAAATCGTTATCGATTACGATTGGACAACAGTTGTTGCCAGTTATCGCTGATTTGATGCAGGATATTATGCCGATGGTTCACTCGTTCTCATCGTGGGCAAAAAATAATAAACCGTTAGTTGCGAGTATTGCGAAATTTGCGGTTGGGTTGGGTGCTACGTTGGCGGTTTTAGGTCCCGTATTGTATTTGGTTGGTAGTATCAGTAAAGTGATGAAGTCTGCCAGTATTGCAATTGGAATAGCTAAGGTTGCGATGTCAGCGTTTGGAAATTCTGCCACAGCTGCGTTGGGTCCAATTGGATTAATACTCGCTGCTGTCGGAACTGGTATTGCGCTGTATAGTAGCTATGCGAATTCTATGAAAAAAGCAGCCACGAACGAAGAATTAGCAACTGAAGTTCGTAAACGTGCGTTAGATGCGACGGTCGAACAACGTGTTGAGGCGATGATGCTGTTCGATACGATGAAAAAATCGAAGCAAGGAACAGACGAGTACAGAGATGCGGTTCAGAAATTAGAAGAATTACAACCGGGTATTATTCAGAAGTATCGAGATAAAAATGGCGTTATTCGTAATGCGATTGGACTTGAGAAAGAGTACATGAATACGATAATGGCACGTGCCATGGCTGAGGCTCAAGCTGAATTAGTAAAAGAAAAATACGCAGAAGGTATCAGGAGAAAACAGGAGGGTGTAAATTCTTGGGATGTTTTAAATTCACTGATGGATCAAGGTGTTTCTGGTTTATTTCAGAACCCATTAGATCAAGAGAATATGAAAACTACCATGAAAGGCGCAATGGGTTATCGAGACAAGGACGCCAATAGATTAATGAATGAAGGCGACCGTTTAGCTGCGATGAATTTATCTAGAGATAAAAAATCGATTTCACCAGAAATGTCAGAACAGATGAATAATATTACGAAATCAGAAGTTTTATTGAAAATTGATAATAACGGTTCGATTCAAAATGTTAATTTAACAGGCGGTTCGAATTTTGCAATGAATGTAATTCCCGCGGTTGGTAGCACAATGAAATAATGGTAGATTTAAAATACATAGGATTCGATTTTGAGTACTCTCCATCTATTGGAGTGTCTGAGGTTCACTCTGTGTTTAATATGCCGTTGTTAGCGTTGTTTGGTGGTAATGTTGAAGAATCAGAACCGTTATTCAGGGAGCAAGGCGAAATTGTTTTATCATGGTGGGGAAATTCATACGGATTGAATGAAAATTCAAGAACTGAGCGATTTTTAAGAGACATGGTTTTATCGACCAGTACGCCAGAAAAATTAAGAAAAGTTGTATTAAGTGATTTGGCGTTTCTTAGTGAATTTATGGATATATCCGTTAGTGTTACGATTCCTCAAGCGAATAGAATTCACATTGATATATTTTTAACTGATAAAAAAACAGGAAAAACGGAGGAAATAAATTATATTTGGAACTCGTTAATGAGCGATTTGAATGATGAAGATTCGGATAATGGTTTTATTGGAGGTTTGGGATTTGATTATGTACTCGAATTTCCGTTGTAATAATTAGTATATGGCAAAAATAGCGTTTGAAGATAAGATATCATTAGTAACGAATGATTTACCGATTAATGGTAAGTTAACTGCTGATAATGCGAATGAGATTAAGAATTCGGTGAATGCGCTGTACGATACAGCCGTTTGGACGGTTGAACTTGATAGCGGTTTAATACGTTCGTTTTCGTCGCCTGCGTCTATTAAGATAATGTCGATAGAAAGCAGTGTTGTTCAGACGGTTTCGATTAAAGTTAATGCTGTTACGTACACGTTGGGCGATGATATTTCTCAGTGGGATGTAATCGAAATTACTGGAGAGTACGAATCGACTGTAAATTTATTAATAGAATCTGCGTCATGAGTGTGAAAGACTTGTTTATACCTGCGGTTGGTGGTGGAGGCGGTGTTACTATTCCAGTTGGCGCTACATTAATGAAGACTGGAGCTATTTCGTCGGTTACTGGGGATGATGGAGATTTACAAAAGGGTAGAGAAGATGGTTTTTTAACGTTATCATCTGCGCCAGTTCATTTAGACGGTTCGGCAACATTAAACACAACAACGTTCAGATTTACAGACACATTAGGTGGTCAAACGTATGCTGATAAAATATATTTGGATTGGAGTACATGGAATGGTGTTGATTTAAATGGATATTATTTTGACCCTGACACGTTAGGTTTTTATATATGGAGTGTATTTATAACTGCGTGTAATTCATTTTCTACGGTTGAATTCCCTACTGGTTGGTATCCTCCAAACGCTGGAGAAATGTTTTCATTGGCACACCAAGGAAAAAATCAAGCGTTAAATTACGCTCCTTTTAACTTGAACTCAGGTTATCAGTTTTGGACTTCTACGAGTTCATATAATGATCCCGACCCAATAACAGGTAGCGCAAAAATTATAGTGTCAGTTCGACAATCATTAGAGCAATCTTCTAAAGCATCTAATTACTATTATATGCCATGTAGAAAATTCACGGTAACAGGAACAACTTTATCTTAAAATTATGAATTATAAATTCCCTCAATTTAATGCTGAATTAATTGATCCTAAAATAGAGGATTTAAATGCGTCTTATAGTTTAAAATGCGAGAAAGTATTGATTACAGCAACATTAAATGCTAACGGAAATAGAATTTACATGGTTAATCTTGGTGAAATGGAAAATTCAGACGAATGGAGTGATGCCGAGGTTTTGGATTTTGCAACCAAAGAACTAGAAAAATTTATAGTGAAATAAGATAAATCATGAATGAAATTCCAACAACAGAGCATTTATATGCGTTAATAATGGCTGACTTCCAAAACAGGATGGGAACGTCATTACCGAATTGGGGTAAATATTTCATTCGTGTTTTTGCAATGGTTAACGCTCATTTGTTTTATTTATTTTATGTTCGAATGTTTTTCGTTTATAAAAACATTCTGCCAGACACAGCTGATTCAGTTGCTAATGGTGGTTCACTCGAGCGTTACGGTTTATTATATTTGCAAAGATTACCATACAATGCAACTCAGAGTGTTTACGAAATTCAAGGTGTTGGAATTACAGGTTCTACTATTCCGTCCGGGCGTACGTTTACAACGCAGAGAAATACAGTAAACTACATAAATGATTCAGCGTTTGTTTTTGCGCCCGGCGTGGATAGCTTTAATATACGGTCATTAACATCTGGAACGGCAACGAGATTACTTCCGGGTGATCAGGTTAATATTTCATCACCAGTTACTGGAGTTGAAAATACGTTTTTCGTTGTTTCTGAGGTTACAGAGCCAACAGATTCAGAGCCTTTGGAGTCGTACAGACAGAAAACAATTACAGCGATGCGTTACCGTTCACGTGGAGGCGCTGCGACTGATTATAGATTCTGGAGCATTCAGGTTATTGGAGTGAGAAACGCGTATCCGTATACAGGTGTTCCGCTTCCAAACGTTAATTTATTTATTGAGTCAGAAACAAACGATGGTGTTCCATCACTTGCATTATTATCAGATGTTGAGGCGTATGTTGAAACAAAACGAGAAATGGGTGTTTACATTAATTATTTGGCATGTACTCAGGTTGTAATTCAATTATACATACAAGGTGCGTTATCGCTTACGATTGCAGATAAACAGCAAATATTCACAGCATTAAAAGCATATTTATATAATAAACGTCCATTTATTCAGGCGATTGATGGGAGTTACAGAAATGACACGATTAATATTAATGAGATCATTGCAGTTATTCAGTCTGTAAAACCGTCATTATTTCTAGGGAATATAGATATGACGGTTAATGGTTCGTCGCATGTAAATTATATGTTAGATTTAGGTAATATTCCGTTTTTGGATGAAATTTTCTACACATGATTTCAAAGGTTATTCGAAAATTATTACCTACTGGTAGGGCGTATAAATTCAGAGCTGTTGGTAATTCGTTTATTGATGGTAACGCTGATGAGTTTGATCGTGTTTTACTGGATATTGACCAGTTTTTAAACGGTATTATTCCAGACAATGAGGCGTTTGATGGTGGGTGGTTGGAACGCTTTGAACGGTTTTTTGATATTCCTATAAATGAATTAGATTCTCAAGCGGTTAGAATGGCGCGCGTACGCGCTAGAATGACACCAGTTGATCCGAACGAATCTTTAATATCTATGAGTGCGTTACAAGCTGAAATTGATAACGCAGGATGGGGAGGAGTTTTATATTTGCATGAAAATCCATCAGGGTTTTTACCTCAAAATATTTTACCACCGTTATCTGTTGGTGTACAGTTGGATGATTATCAATTGGGAGATGAACAGCTCGGAGTGTTACCGCCAGAGAATGATTATCCAGAGTTATTCTCGTGGTATCAGTTAGATGATTCTCAGTTGGGTGATGCTCAGTTAATAGATGGCCCGATTTTTAACAATAAAATTGCGAATAGTTTAAACAGACATCGAGATACATTTGTAAATTTACAGCCGTTACCTCACACGTTTTATGTTTGTGGTGTTAATTTTGGAGAAATTGTCACGTTGCCATCATCGGATGAAATTCCGTTAAGACAGTTATTATTGAACATTAAACCAGCGTCTAGCGTTGGGTTTTTATTAATTAAATACGTATAAATTATGATTAAGTTAGAAGATAAATCGAATGTGAATGCACCGTCAGTGTCGTTTCCGTATGGGTCGTTAAGAAATAATCCAGGAGACAACACAGGAACACCCGTAAATGTTAATTTAGTTGGTGACGTGATGCAGTTGATGGAAAAGATCATGGCAGAATCTGGAATTACACCTAACGGACTGCCAGATAACGAGGCGAACGGATGGCAGTTGTATGAGGCGTTGCTGCTTCTGACAGGTGGTGGAATTAGAAGGGAAATTATTAACATTGGAGATTGGGATATGGATGCTGATGGAATTGTAACAGTTGCTCATGGTCTTGCTGATTATTCAAAGATTAAGAGAGTTTCAGTAATGATAATTCCAGATGCTGGGTCGATTATTTTACCGCTAGACTGTTTTGATGGAGTGTCAATGTCTGGGGGTATTAATCAAATTGATGGTACAAATATAGTACTCTCCAGACTTGCTTCTGGACTATTTGACAGTACATCATTTGACAGTACATCATTTAACAGGGGTTATATTTTAATCGATTATTTACCGTAACATTTATTAATTAGATATTTATTTGTAACTTAGCAGAAATAAATAAATCGAAAATTATGAAAAAGTTAATCATTTTATCAGTGGTTGCATTGTCGTTTATGGCGATTTCATGCAAAAAAGAAAATCCAGAACCGCAAGAAATTACGACTGGTCAAGTTGAAACGTTAAGTATTGGATCATGGAACATGGATGCAATGCAAGCCGTTGAGGTGAATTTGGAAAATCCAGACGGAATTATTTCAGTTGATGTAATTATTTACTCTGACAATGGAAACGAAACTCCATTGATTCAAGACGGTTCTTACATTAAAGAAAATGGAAGTATATTCTTGTTAAGAAAAGAAAACGGATATTTCGACCAAAGTGCGTTTTCAAATTCCACAATCAACCGTGGAATTATAACGATTCATTATCAATAAATCACATTTTACGTAAAATTAAGACCAGCATTGTATGTTGGTCTTTTTTAGTATTTTTACCCTATGATTAAGTTAGACAATTCTACATTTAAACGTTATTACACTGAGGTTAAATTGCTCGGTGAAAAGGACTTTGTTGATGTAGCTCGTGAGGCACTTAATGAAACGGCTAAATTCGCAAAGAAAACAACAATTCAGAAATCAGCTAACGACGCTTTTACTGTTCGTAATAAATCATTTTTCAAGGCGTTCACGCGTGTTGAATATGCAAAACGTGGACAATCATCAACGCTTGGTGGACTTCATTCATCGGTTGGGATGTTTAATAATAGTTCCAAAAAATCACTATCATCTACGTATAATCCATTGGATAACATGGAAGAAATGGAGCATGGCGGTTCTATTAAACGTGAAATAACACCCCTTAATCAGTCTAGGATTTCAAAAACATATAATCGAGCCGTTTCAAAAACATCGTTGTTCTCAGGTAATTTAATTACTCAGTCTAAAATGAATGGTAAGCATGCAAAGCAACGTTTTAGAATTGCGCTTGAGACTGCGAAGAAAGAAGGTAAGAAATTTATACTTGCGGATGAATACAAAGCGATTTATGCAGTTTCATCTAGAAAAACACGCAGGATATTTGGTTACGATAAATCGAACACGAATAGAATTAAGGCTACTCATTTCATGGAGAAAGCAACCCGCGAAGCATCGGAGTTAATTCCAGCGTTTTTTATAAAAGAAGCGATTAAGAAGATTGAATTTAGAGCATCAAAAATTAAGTAATGGAAGTAGAAAACGAAAAAGTATCAATAACAACTGGTGACAGTAAGAAATACGAGTTATCTTATGATTTGTCTCCGTTCGATGAGGATTTTCATCACACTAAATTTGATTTTCTTAATACTCCAGGGTCTTTAGTTGACCGTAAAGAAGTTCAGGCCACTCGTTACGATCTTACTGTATATTTTACGGGTGCAAATCATTTAATTGATGCGAATGAATTCCGTAACTCAACACTGGACAAACGTCCTTGGCTAGTTGAGCATCCATTTAACGGTACTCGTAATATGCAACCGTTGACAATTAAATACGATAGTACTAAAAAACTTCATACAGCTGTTACGATTGCACTTTCAGAGACTATAATGAATGATGGTTTGTTAATCATTCAGGACCCACGATCACTTATTGAGTCTGGATCCGAAAACTTAAATGATGTAAACAATGAAACTTCATCTCAATTAATACAGGAAACGCCAACTGAGGTGACAAATCTTACAGATACAGCGAATGGAATTAATTCAGATTTAAAAAATAAAATTTCAGGTCAAGATGTTGCAGATAAATACAGCGATATATTTTTCAAATTAAATACATCCGTAGGTTCGTTTGGTTCAGATGCCATTCAAACGATGCGCCAAATAACGAACATGTTACTGATGCCAAGGCAGTTTGTTGATAATATAAAAGATCGTTTGGAATTCATTAAGTCTCAATTCGGTTCGTTTATAAATTTGGTTCAATCTTCATCTACGATATATACTGCTCAATATTTAGGTGCTAGTGTTATTTCTGCCTATACAGTTACTGCTATTCCAAGCAGTACAGTAAAGTATAATACAGCCTCTGAAGTTGATGATGTTGCTTTGGATTTATGGGGTATGTTTACTTCATACGCTAACGGATTACAATCTCAGCAGACCATAAATGGTTTTGTTCCAAATTATGAAATTGCCAATCAGTTATACGAGCAAGTGGTTAACACGATTTTTAATCTATATCAAATTGCGTTAGATTTACCAACCGTTGTTGAGGACATTATGCAATCAGATACAATGGCTGTAATTTTAGCACATACATACGGAATGGATTTCGATTTAATGTTTAAGGTTAACAACTGGAGTATTGCTCAAACGATGATAATTCCAAAGGATTCACCATTCAAATACTACATTTAATGTTTGAAATTGTAATAAAGGACAGGTACGAACCTCGCAGAATTAGTAATTTCAATAAATTCAATATTGGATTAACTTTCGATAGTATAGGTGATACGTTTGGTTTTGCATGGTTATTTGATGAGAAAAACTATGATCACAAGGAATTATTATGTTTGTCTCATTTCCACCCTTGTGATGTTTATTATAACGGTGAAAAAATCGTCACCGGAAATATTATAAATAATGAGTTTGAACATAGTCCAGACCCAGCAATGATTCAGATTGGAGGTTATTCACGTCCAGGTATTCTTAGTAATTCGTGTGTATCGATTCAAGATTATCCACTCCAAACAAAAGGGTTGACGATTGAAAATGTAGCTAAAAAGTTGTGTGAACCAAAACACATAGTGGTTAAAATTGATGATTCGGTTAAATCTAAAATGCAGACAATAGTTACTGATGATGATATACAACCAACCGATACAATTGAATCGTATTTAAAAAAAATAACTGAAGTTAAACGGATAGTAATGACTCATAATACTGATGGTGAGTTGGTTTTTACTGAAGCGAAAACAAATGTTAATCCAGTGCGTGTATTTGACAACACAACTGGATCATTTCCTGCAACTGGTTTTAAAATGAAATTTAACGGTGAGGGAATGCACCGATTTATCACCGTAACACAACAGGCGACTGGAAGTGGCACGAAAGGAGGTCAGTTTACGATTAGAAATCCTTTTGTAATAAACACTTACCCAAAGGACATTACAATAACATCATCGAGTGGAATAGCTGATGATATGAAAAGTGCTGCACGTCAGGAATTAGGTAAGGAATTACAAAATATTACGTTATCAGCTGAGATTTACGACTGGAAATTAGGTGATGATTTAATTCTACCAGGACAAATGATAACTGTTTATGATGAAAAATTGTATCTTTACTTAAAAGTTGATTGGTTTATTAAGTCAGTCAATTATAATGCCGATGAAAAGGGAATAACTTGTTCAATTAGTTGTGTTCTTCCGGAGGTGTTTAATGAAGCGGAAGTTTTGAATATTTTTAAGGATATAAATATACACGGCCAAATAAATGAATATTAATATTTTAAATACAATATTATCAAAGGTCGATGATGAGACTAAGAATTTATTGATTCAGGCGTACAGGTTTGGCGTTGATGATGTTATTGAAGTTTTAGAAGCTACACCGTTCGGAATTGGAGGGAAGCCACCAAAAGAAACGCCATTGTTATCGGTAAAAACTGATCGTGGAACATACGTAATTGGAGCGTTGACGTTAAAAAAAGAACTCAATGATGGTGAGTCTGTTTTGTTTGCGTTGAATGATAAGGGAAAAGAGATTAAATCGTTTGTTCATTGTTTGAATGATGGAACGATTAACGTTGGAGGTGATGATGATAATGCTGTTTTATATTCAAAATTAGAAGAAAAATTCAACGAATTAAAAGCTGATCACAACGCGTTAGTTCAGTTATTTAATTCTCATATTCACATAACTACTGCGACGGTTGCAGCAACTCCAACACCCGGAGTAATTGCACCGACAACTACACAAGCTCAAAATTCGACTGTAGATATTTCGCCTGCTAAGTCAAATAAAGTTAAATTAGTAAAAAATTAATTATGATTTTCGTTGAAAAAATAGATGTTAATTTAGATGGAGCTCGTGATTATGCTGCGATTATAGCTATTATTGATGCTGCTATATTGGAGCTTATGCCGTATTTAGCTGAAAAGATGTTAAATTCTGAGGTTGTGGAGTATAGTTTAAATACTGGACCATCTCAGGTTACAACTAAATTAAAAACGAACGAAGATTTCACAAACGTAATTGGTAATCTGGAAAAATTACGTACTCAATATGTAATGTTGTGGAACAGACGTGAAGGAAATGGAGTTATCCAATTGCAGGATGCTCAAAATTTTATGAGATAATGGGGATATTAGATTGGTTTAAAAGAGATACGGAATTACAGGATAATTCAATTACAGGTCAACGTCCTAATGTTAACGCTTCATTTTCATCGTACAGTCCTTATGGTGCTGATATTTTTGATGGTGAGAAGAATGTTGGAATGGTTGGTCCTATTCGTAACATTAAGGTGAATAATGAACGAATGAGTGTTCGTGCTGAAAATTTATACCTTAAAAACGACATTGTAAAAACGATAATCAATCGATATACAAAATGGATTATTTCTACCGGTTTAGATTTGGAGATTAATCCGAGTCCAGATGTTCTGAAAATATTCGGTATAAACTGGAGTCGTGAGCAAATCGAAAATAGTAATCAGAACATTGAGATGTTATTTAGAACATGGAGCAGTTCAACGATGAGTGATTATAGAGGTCGTAGATGTTTCTATGATCTTCAAAAGATAGCGTTTAAGACAACTATTTTGACTGGTGATATTTTGGTTATTCTTAGAATCGATTCAAAAACGAAATCATTGAAAGTTGAGTTGGTTAAGTCTGATAGGTTGGTTAATCCATTAGGTGCGAACACGAATGACTTAGATAATTGGACTGGTGGAATTAAGCTGAACGAAAAAGGAGAAGTAACTGATTTCTGTATAAAGGCTAAAAATAAGGACGGTTATTTAATTATTCCAGCCAAAAATAAACTCGGATTAACTCAGGCGTATTTATTCAGTATGGATAATTTCCGAGGTGAGGATATTAGAGGTTTATCCGTTTTATCTGCATCGATGGATTCGGTTGCGTCCGCTGATAGATATAAAGACGCCACGGTAACAGGAGCAGAGGAGCGAGCAAAGATTGCGTTTTCTATTGAGCACGACGTTGAAAGCAATGGAGTTAATCCATTAGAACGATTAGGTAAAATGAAGGGGTCTAGTCCTGAAAAACCTATGGCAGAGGATATCAATGGCGCGAAATTAACTGGAACTGTAGCGGCGACATTACAGAAATCTGTAGTTAACTTACATCCAGGATCTAAATTAGTAATGCATGAGGGGAAAACAGATAAAGATTTCCCAGAGTTCATTGATAAGATATTCGAAATCACAGCGGCCGTTATCGGTATTCCGGTTAATGTTGCGATGATGATTTATAACGATTCGTTTTCAGCGTCTAGAGCAGCGATTAATGACTGGATGCATAGTATGAAAGTTGACAGAATGTGTGCGACTCGTTTATTTTTCAAACCGATTGTTGAATATTGGTTGTATGCTGAATGTGCGAATGGCAATATAGTAATGCCTCAGTATTTAAAGGCGGTTGTTGATGGTAACGAATACGTTAAATCTGCGATTGTTAAGTGTGAATTTGTTGGAGAAATGTTCCCGCATATTGACCCAGATAAAGAGGCAAAAGCGTTGAGACGAATGTTAGGGCCTAAGTTTGATAATGTTCCGTTAACTACGATCGAACGTGCTATTAGACAGTTAGGAAATTCAGATAGTGATTCGGTAATTAATCAGGCAAAATCTGAACATGATGAATATTTGGAGTATTTTCCTGATGTAAAAGAAAATAATTAATATATTTGTAAGATATGGCAAAGAAGATAGTTCCGATTTATACAGAGATAAACGATTCAACGGCTGAACGTTTTGCTGCGTCCGTTAATGATGCGTCTCGTTTTGGCGACGATTTAGAGGTTCGATTGAGTAGTAATGGAGGGTCTCCAGAGCAAGGTTGGTCTGTTTTGTCGTTAATGCAGGATTTTACAGGCGTTAAGACATTAGGTGTTGATGGTCGTGCATACTCAATGGCAAGTTTTTTGCCGTTATATGTAGATGAGGCAACAGCACTGGACGTTTCTCAATTTATGTTTCATCGTGCTGGTTTATGGTACGAAGGAACCGACATGTTTAATGAGGTTGATCAACAACGTTTGGACATGATTAATGGTCATTTGAAAAGTCAAATGAAATCCAAACTTGACGAAGATGAGTTTGAGAAAGCATTTGGAATTACGATTGACGCGATGTTTGAAGGTGAACGAAAAGATTATTTTTTCGACGCTAAAACAGCAAAAAAAATAGGTTTAATATCAAGTATTAAAAAGTTAGATTCGGTTGCGAAATCTGATATTAATGCGTTATGTCGTACGATGGAAATCGCTGCGATATATGAAGATGAAACCCCAGTAAACAAGGATAATTTAAATACAAATAAAATGACGATTCAAGAGGTAAAAGCAAACCACCCTGATGTTGTAAAGTCAATTCAAGAGGAAACGATTGCGAACGTGAAAGCGTGGCAAGGTTTTATCGACATTGATAATGTTACTGCAACGGCTGGAATGCTAACAGGAAATGCTCCAACGTCCGCAGAGATTGCGACGATGCAAGCTAACTACATTAAGGCTCAAAAGCCAGAAACACCAGAAGCGCCTGCGGAAATTGCTGCGGTTGGAGCTGATGCGGGTGCAACTGAAGAGGCTACAGATGTAGAAGAAAAAAACCCTTATATGGCTGGGATAGAAGCTATGCATAGTAAAGAGTCTAAAAAATAAGACATGGCAACAAATCAAGTAAATGTAACTGCTGTTACACAGAAAAAAACGATTCAAATCGGAGACAACACGTTTCAGATGGGTAATTTTGCGAACAGTGCTACTGGATCTGAATTACCAGTTGGTGCTATTTTAGCGCGAAACACAACTACTGGAAACATTGTAATTTTGGATATAGCTGCAACGACAACTAATGCGAATTCACCAATTGGATTCAATACAGATGCTCGTGATTTCGGAATTAGTGAAGTAAAAAACATCACTTATGTTACAGGTGGAAAAATTGATGAGGATATGATTGTTTTTCCTGCGGGCGTAACGATGGATACGATCATTGAAACAACCGGAACTCCAGGCGCAAAAACATTGCGTGATTATTTAACAGGTATGGGATTTGAAATCTTCAAACCACAATAATTTTTAAAATGAAAAAATTAGGATTAAGTTTAGGATTGACGGCTGTAGTGTCGTTGTTGTTTGCTCCAATTGGTATTGCACTTGGAATGTTTGTTTTGATGCTTACGGCTGGATTAATTTTCTCAGGAACTGCAGGTGTGGCAATGTCAACTTTACCGTTAACTCAGTTTGATGCTTTGCATGCTTCTGTATTGAAACGTAGTGATGCTAGAGAAAATGTTACTTACTTTTTAAGTTCGTTTTTCAAGTCTGAGACTGTTGACAACATTAATGTAGCGTTTAATACGAAGTCGAATAATAAGAAAGTTGCGATTGACATCAACTATCAGACGAATGGAGTATTACATAAACGTAGAGTTGAATCATCTGAAATGGTACAGATTCCACAATACATGAAGTTTACGAATTTAACGTTATCTGACTTATATACAGGTGTTGCGTTAGCTCCGTTAGAACGAAATATATTTGAATTTGGACGTGTTATTTCGAATGACTTACATGATATTGCAGACGAAATCGACAGAGCGAGAGAATTACAAGCTGCTCAAGTTTTTGCGAATGGAATTGTATTATTGCAGAATAATGACAATATCAATTACGGACGTTCTGGTTCATCTATTGTAACATCTGGAGCATATTGGACAGCGACAACAGGTGATCCAATAGCAGATTTAACGACGGGTGTTTCTTGGATTAGAAGTAATACCAACAATACGTCTGGCGTATGGAATGTTGTCCTTGGTGAATCAGCTGTTGCTGGATTCTTAGCGAATGATAAAGTTCTAGCAGCGTTAAACAATAGACGTGTTGAAATTGGTAAGATTGCACCAATGCAAGCGGAGGCCTCAGGAGGTAATTACATCGGTGAGTTTATCACTAATTCAGGTCAAACAATTCGAGTTTGGGGATATGATGGAAAATATACGAATGCTGCTGGTACGGATGTTGCGTTAGTTGATAAAAACAACGCAATTATAATTCCATCACAAAACAACCTTACAATGGTTAAAGGAACGATTAAAACGATTCCTGGAACTATGAATGTTGGTTCGTTTAGAGGTAAAACTCAGTGGGAGGTTATGGATTACAAAGCTCAAGCGCATGAGTATCACTTAGCTGAGAACTTCATTGCAATTCCACAGGAGTTGAATGAGATTTATACACTTAAAGCGACTAACGTAGCTTAAAAAACAATTTATTATGCCGAATTATAAAGTAGAAGTTCATACGTTAACCGGGAGTGGTATAGCGAATGAGAAAGATTTAAAAGTTGGGGATATCATCGATGGAAAAAGCATCGATGAATCTTCAGCTGCTAAGTTTGTAAAAATGGGTTGGATCAGCGAGGTTAAAGACGATATCGAAGATGATTATGAGAAGTCATGGAAATCAAATCACAAGACTATTGATGCGAAAGCTGAGGAGTTAGGAGTTGAATTTCCAGAAGATTGTACGGTTAAAGCCGATAAAATCAAATTCATTGAAGATTCGTTAAACGAAGAAGAAGAAGAAGTTCTGTAATCTGAACTCAATAAATTTAAAAACCTCTCAATTAAATTTGGGAGGTTTTTTTTATTAAATTTACATCATGAGTAGATTACTTGAGAAATCAATCGAAATGGCAGACAATGTTTTGTCTAAGTATGATCATTGGAAAACTGAATGTACGTTAAATTTTATGGATGTTGATTACGTTTTATTTGGTAGTTATATTCGTCACAATACCAAATTTAACGAGGTTGGAATGAGAGTTTCAGCCATTAATGCAACAATGACATTTCACGCTAGAGAGCTTAAACGAAATAACGTTCCATTTGTCAACGATGGTGGTGTTATTCAATTAACGAATGGCGCTGGTGCAATGATTACGGTTACTGATGAAATCGCCACTCGTGTTTATAGCGTTGCTCACGTTACGCCTGATGAAACTTTAGGTATAATCGTATGTGAACTTCAGTTAAAAAACAATAACAAAATAACAGTGATGCCATGACGTTAAACGGAACACGAAATTTTGAATTATTAACGACTTATGTTGTTAATATTTTATCAGCGAATTTAGATCCTGGATTCGCAGTAAATATTTACCGTGAATATTATCCCACAATGGATGAAAACAATGTGCCTGCATTGAATGTTTTATTAAAATCAGTTGATGAGATACGTAGAGATTCCAATACTACGGTTAATGAATGTGTTGTTTCTGTTATTGGATATTCAAAATGTAATGCTCAAGGTAATGCAAACTCATTAAAATCGAAAACAGATTTACTAAAAATGATCGGACAGGTTAATAATATTTTCTCAAAGCGATCATCGTACTCCATGGTTCCAGATAATTTAATTCAGAATATTCAGGTAACGAATGGTTTATTTTCTACTCCAGAAGATTATAACGCGAATCAGATGATGTTAGGACAGCAAGAATTAATAATCACGCTTGCTGAATCTAATGATGATGTTTTTGCTGATTTTTTAACGTCGACTGATACGGTTATTAATGGAAACATTCAGATTGTATTGGAATAATTATTAATTTTGAAATTAAAATATAGAATGACAACAATAGAAACAATCAAAGCAATAAAAGACTATGGATTACTTGCAGTAGCAGTTATAGTTTTTGTATGGATGAATGGACAGCTTTCTGAACAGAAGCAAGATATTAAAGAAATTCAGGGTATATTATATGATTGTTTTGAAGATAGGATAAAGGAGAATATAAGACCTATATCATTTAATGAGACAACACCGGTATCGATATTTAGAGTTAAGTCGGTTTGTGTATTGCCTGAAGAAATTAAAATAAAAAATTCATGAACGTTCAGAAGTTAATTGACGATACTTTAAAAGGTCCAGATAATAAATGGAGTAGAAAGTCGTTAACGGCTTTTATTTCAATGGCTATCGCTGTTATCACTGGAGCGTATATTGTTGTTTCAGATTACTTTTTAGACCGTGAAATAAATCAGTATGCGATTATGGTTTTTTATGGCTTCCTTGGTTTGGGTGGTGGAACTCTAGGATTAACGGTAATTGATAAAATAAAAAATAAATCAGAATGAAACTATCAGAACACGTAAGTTTGTCAGAATTTGAACATTCGGAAACGGCAACAAGAAAGGGGTATGATCAAAGCATGAACGCTGAACAATTAGAGAGCGCAAAAGAACTTTGTGAAAAGATATTTGAACCATTAAGAAAATTTCGTGGTTCTGCAATTTTCATCAGTTCAGGTTTTCGTGGTTTACAATTAAATAAAGCCATTGGAGGTGCTTCAAGTTCTCAGCATTGTAAAGGACAAGCAATTGACATAAAAATAAACGCTGAAGAGTTTCATTTCATAAAGGATAATTTAAACTTTGATCAGTTAATATGGGAGTTCGGAAACGACGATCAACCACAATGGGTTCATGTTTCTTATGATCGTTTTAAAACTAAACAAAGAAACCAAGTATTGAAAGCGATTAAAATTGGAGGTAAAACTAAATACATTCCGTTCAAATGAAACTACTATTTAAAAACTGGGGATTCTGGTCTATAATTGGAAACGTTATTTTCATTTCCACCATTATAATAATGGCGGTTATTTGGAACGGTCACGAATGTCCAAAGCAGGAACTCCCAGAGATAACAGAAAAACACATACAACAAATTAAACGAATAGGAAATGCAGAAACTAAACAAGATATTGATAGTTTGCTTATTGAGCTTTACAACTTTGGCTCAAAATGACAGTACTTTTTGCTTTACAAAATCTCAAGTAAAGGTATTTCTAACTACTAAGGTAGAATTAAACAACTGTAACGAACAGTACAATTTGATTTCAACGCAAAAACAAGCGATTTCAGACAGTTTAACCGCTGAAATGTTAAATACTACCAAACTAGATAAAAAAGTCAAAAGAAACCGACGTATTGCAATTGGTGGTATTAGTGGATTTATCGCTGTTATTGTGTTGATGTTCGCAATTAAATAGTATTTTCATCGAGCCAAAGCCTTAATAAACTGGATTTATTAGTGCAAATTAAAACCCGTTAATTTATTTTAGCGGGTTTTTCTGTATCATCTAATGGTCAAACGTTTGATAATTTAACTTATAAATAGTATTTTAGCACTTTCATAATGTAATTTTCGGTTAGGTTAGTTTAATTTTAGTTAAAAACCACTACGTTAATTCGTAGCGGTTTTTGAGTTTTTAATCAGTATGGAATCGGCTTCATTTTGCGGATCCAAAACCAGTCCAGATTTAGCGGTTATGGATTCACAGTATTTTTTCCATCTGTATTTTAAATTAGCTCCTGAATTATCGAACTGGTAAACGCTTATTTTTCCGTTGCTCCATAGAATATACACGTCTGATTTCATTTTCGTTTTTTTTTTAGTGGATAACACGGGATTCGAACCCGTAAATGTAGATTATTTTATTTCTTGGTCGCTTATCTTTATTACACGCCACCTACTAACATCCCTGCCGAGAGCTTGTCTACCAATTCCAACAGTTATCCGTAAATTAATAATTATAACGTTGTGTAAACGCCACTATGCGGACGTTTACACGGGCGTTTACACGGGCGTTATAATCAATCCAATACCTCATTATCGTCACCTAATATCTCAGCTGAAATATCTTCAGTTTCATTATCCGGATAATCGAATTCATTGTTTTCTGCATTAATTATAACTGCCTGGTCTGCATTTATGGCCGTCTGCATTTCTAGTGACAATGGTCCCCATTTCGATAATATTTGTTTAAGTACCGTTTTCAATGCCTGGGAATCAAAATCTGTAACCCAATTTCCAACGCCTTTTTTAAAGGTCTGAGAATACGTTAAACCGTGTGTTTTCACTTTGTCTTTACTCCAGTATAATGTTTTCTCAAATCCACCATTTAAAATGAAATACGCAACGTATCCAACAACATCTCCAGTTTCAGGCTTTGAGAAATCAGCTTTTAATTCCTCAGTTAATGTGTTGAATGATTCAAACTGACTTGAATAAACTTTGATAACGTTTATTTTTTTGTACTGTCCTGATCTAAGTGCTAATTGAACGAGTCCTTTCCATCCTATTTGGAATTGCGCCTTTCCTTTATATGGTACAATGTATGCATGACCTATCGAAGTTAATATAGGCAAATCGAGCATCGCAGCAACTAAAGCAGACTGATAAATTGATTCAGTGGATGCGTTAATCAGTAGATTATTTTGCGATGTTACCTGTAAAATTGAGGTTGCAAATTGTTTAGAGCGATTTTCACCCAGTAGTCCAGAGAATTTTGCAATTACAGATGGACTATTGAAGTATTGCGCATGAAGTTGTAAATTACTCATTTTGAAATATTTTTGAAGTTAGAAAATGTGCTAAAAATTAGCGTGAAAAGAAACACAAAAAATAGAATAAATGATATCAATGTTTCATCTGAAAAAATAACGAACATCAAAGATAGTATTAATCCGATGAGTGATATTGTTGGTAATATTATGTGAATGATTGTTTTCATTTGATTCGTTTTAATGCCGTTTGATATTGGGCTGTATAATAATTAATTCGCCTGTGGTATTTACCGAAAGGATCTCCGTAATTTATTGTTGATCGTTTCCAGAGTTCGATTTGGAATTTTAAATCGTTTGCTCGCTTAATTAAGTTTTTCATAAATTATTTTTTCGTCTCCTGTTAAATCTTCAATTGTTAGTTTATCGTAATCCGGTATAATCATTTCTGATTCTGTTTTCCAATACTGTTTTGGTTCTCTAAGTTGATTTATCTGCCTATTCTCATGTGCCATTTGAGCCATAAACCAACTAATTATACGTGATGTTTTAGTATTATGGAGGTGTAATTGCTTTGATATTAAATAAATCGGAATATGATGAACAAAAAATTTATCTCTAATTCTGTAAATTTTATCAATACTAATTTTCTCCTTATCGGCATATTCCTTAATAATCATTTGCTCAGCCACAAGACTGTAGTTTTACCATTCAACAATCCTAGCGCCTTAATGAATTTACGTTTTGTCATTTGGCAATTATACCAGTCGACAAATGTAATGCATTCAAAATTGGCAACGGTTAACGACTTGCATTTGTTACCCAAATCGTATGCGTAAATTTTTAATTTCAGAGGATTAATATCTTCTGGAAAATTCAAAAGTTGTTGGTGCTGTATTTTGCGTTTTACAGTTCCAATCATTTCGGTTTTTGGTGGTGTTATCATGTTTTATAATTATTATAATTGTTTAATTTTTAGAATTTGCATAACATCACCTACAGGAACACTCAATTGTAGAGCACATTTTAAAACCTCAATTGTTTTGTCATAGCTGTTTGTTTTTGAATAAACATATTTAACAGTTTCAAAAGGGTAAATTGAACACCTAGTTATAGTTTTCAATAGTTCTAACTGTAGATTGTTAAGTTCTGTTTTTGGGTTTATTTCTTCTGCCATAATGTCAATTATTATCGTCGTTTAAAATCCGTTTCTATTAAAATTAACTTTGTAATCATCCCATCTATCAAGCAACCAATCACAGACGGCCACCCCTATAAATCTAAATACTTTTTTCATCTCCTATATATTTATACATTTCACTTCGTCTTAATTCCTCAGCCTTACTGTCATTACTCACATTCGATATACTGAACGCTAATAATCCAAGCAGTATCAAACAGAATATTATCATAATTAAAGCATACTCATATTTCGACGGTTGATCCAATGGTGTATATTCGTTTTCAATCTCTGGTTTTTTAACTCCAAAGCTGTTAAATGCGTCGTTTATTTTTTTATCTGTCATGGTTAATTATTTACGTCTTATTGTTGGATATTGACCTACATTTCCAGAAAACATCTGTCTTTTTTTAGGATAACCATACTTACTCATTACGTTCTGATAATCTGATAGCGACTTCATGCCTAATCCACGTTGATTTGCTAAATATGATACGTGAGGGCAGTCTGATAATTTAGGTGCGTTAGACTCAATGTTTTCAATTAACCAATTCAATAATCTACCGCGGAAAACTTCATAAATATACGGGTTTAATGAGGCTGGATTAATTGAGTTGTAATCTTTGATTAATTTATCATTTTTAGCTGATAAATTAATTTCGTACATGTACTTATCAGACGTTCTCATTTCTTGAATTTCTGTAATGAACTCATCTAATAATTTCGCTTTTTGTTCGGTTGTGGTCATGATATGAATGATTTTAATACGTTAGTTAATGATTAACCTAAAATACGTTCAACGGTAGGACGGCTGTTAACATCATTGTATTGGTCAGTCCAATGCTCAATATATAAATCAATTTGATTTGATTCTAAAGCCTGTTTAGCTGCTATTCTCCAGATTCCAAATCTATCACGTTCGGAAATTTCTTCTGTAAATTCTTTTTTTGTCATTATTTCGGTTATTATTTACCTTACAAATATATAGATTATTTTATATATTAAATGTTAAAATATGTTAATTTTTAAAACGGAGCGTAACAGTCAATTAAATACATGCTAACGCACGTTTTTAATTTTGGTGTTACAACTCCATAACCTTACTCGTGTAACTATTCCAAACGCCTGTACGCATACATTCAACGTAAACTGATAAATCCTCGTTTATTTCCAATTCTGCATACTGGTGCATTTCTTCATTGATAACATACAATCCATACGCATACGGTGGTTTTTTTTCAATCGCTAGGAATATGAAGTGATTTATTTTTATTCCATTTTGCTGTAAAATACGCTTATAGAACACGTCTTGAACGTGATAACGATATTTATACGCTGAATGTTTAAAACCTCTAGGAGACGCGTCCTCTACGAATTTAGGGTCAATGATAATGCCTCTCGACTCGTCAATTAAATCAACTCTACATTTTATCGCAGCGCCCGTTTCTAAATCTCTTGATTTGTATGTTTTTTCAGTAATTCCATTCTTAAAAATACTCGCAAATTCAGGAATCGAATGTATTATTTTAGACTGATTTTCCATGTGTTTAAAATCTTCCATATTTATATTTCCTTCAGATGTTTTTCTGTCCGAAACGGAATAATTTAAAAAGAAATCATCCTTTTCGAGTAAATACATGTGTGACGCTTGACCTATAATTAACGGTTTTGTAGATGTGAAATCTTTGGCATCGAGTCTGAAATGCTTATAAAATATAGGCGCTTTGTGAACGAGGTCTAATCCAGATTTTGAAATGCTGGAAATATCCTTATGATAGTCTAACTCCATAACTTATAAATTACAAATACGAGTAAAATAAACGCTCCTAAAATATAACGTGATGCATGTTTGTCTTGGTCTCTTTTGAATTTTCTTTTCATTTTATTATGATTTTAAGTCCTTCAGGTGATACAACTCTCGATAACGCTACATACATTTGCCCTTTTTGGAAACATGGGCGCGTTAAATCAACGGTCACCTCATCGAATGTCATTCCTTGGCTTTTGTGAATACTCATTGCATACGCTAATCTAATCGGATACTGCTCTATTGATCCGATAGTGTTTAATTCAAGTTCTTGTTTTTCATAATTAAAAACATACTCCTTTTTATCGAACTCCTTTTTTTCTAGTAGATATTCAACGCCTTTTACTTTTATGAAATATCCATTTTTATTTGATATAAATTCTCCTATCGTTCCATTTCTTAATGGATTATTCGTTGAATTAATTAGGTGCATTATTTTTGCGCCGTGCTTTACTCTTAATTTACTTTCAAGGTTAAAATCTTCAGCGTTTATATTTCCTGTTACTTTAGCGTCAAAAATAAGAAGTTTAGAATATATTTTTGATAATCCATCTTCATTGTACTTCATAGCCGTTGAATTATGAGGAGCTAGAATTATTCCAGACGGATCATTCGACACAAACTGTTTAAAATATTCACTTTTACCACCGTCACGAATTATATTTAAATTCGATACAAACTCCTCATTTTTCTGCCTTAACACCTCATCTAATTCAATTACTAAAGGATTGATTTCCGAGTAGATGAATGAGTCCATGAATGTAATCCCTTTATATCCTTTCTGAAACATCACAGCCTTTGAATTATCATCTAGCACAACGGGTAATTGTTTCATGTCGCCTATAAATATAATTTGCTTAGTCGATAACGGTTTGCAATTATTCTTTAAAAGCGTCCAATTCATAGCGTCTAAAACGTCAGGGCGTAACATCGATACTTCATCAATGAAAATTGTGGTCACTTCGTCGAGTAGTCTCCGTTTTTCTTTTTTCATAAAGTTACAGGTAGAAAAATCTAAAACTCCATAAGGAAAAAGTGAAAACATAGAATGAATAGTTTGTCCATTAATGTGATTCGCCGCCATTCCTGTTGGCGCAATTGCAACGATTCGTTTACCTCGTTTTTTCAATTCAGATATCGCATGACTAACGATAAACGATTTTCCAGTTCCAGCCTTACCAGTCAGAAATATATTTTGACCAGATTTTACAAGCTCTATAAATTCGTTTTGTTTTGAGGATAATTTCATTTCGGTTATTGTTTTTTGAATAATTCAGGCTGTCTAATTTCTAACTCTGAATAGGCATCCTGTCTACCAACTGACTCGTGGTACCACCCTGGCATTACGATAATTCCAGTAAAGTAAACACCTCTAATACTTTGGACGTCTCTTATTATTTTGAACATTTTTTCAGGCCTCAACTGACCTCTTCTAAAACTGTTTGTTGGTGCGAATACTGCTATCATAATTATTTAGGTTTATCGTTTTTCGTTTGTTTTGATATTAAATTCTTAACCATCAATAACTCATGTTTTAATTCTGCTATTTGACGAACTAAAAAATGAAACGTTTCAGTTTCAGGTGTTGGAAATTCATTGATTTTTATACCACGCTTTATTGCCATGGTATTGTTGAAATCCTTTATTATTTGATTATGTAAACTTTCGGAGATATCTATTCCTTTTGATTCCTTACTCATATTTCGGTTTTTATTTTTTTTCAAATATATGTAAAATTTTCTATGTATTACAAAATAATAACTATATTTACAGAAAAATTAATATATGAAACAATCAGTTTATCAGAATTTGCAAGCGAAGTGCAAAGAAAAAAATATTTCTGTACGTGAATTAACCAAACGTGCGGGCGTTAAATATGAACGTGTTGCAAATTGGAAACGTCAAGAACCTGCCGTATTCTCAGATTATGCGAGATTATTAGAGGAACTTGAGAAAATCGAAACGGTATGAAAAATATAATGAATATTATTATAATTGTAGTGATAATAGGAGCGATAAGTATACCTATTATATACAATTTTATTCATCCAGAACTAACCAGAATGCAGATATTTTTTAAATTTTGGTGGTTATATATTTTATTTATTTCAGTAGGAATGTTCTTTAAATATAAATCAAACACTTAATAAATTCCGTTGTGGTGAAACTGGTAAACACGCTCTCGGCAGGGTAGTATGTAATGGCGTTGAATGTAGAGATACGCCCAGAAATAAAGTAATTACAATTTGCAGGTTCGAATCCTGTCAACGGAACTAACAAATAAAAACAAATAAATAATGGCTCTAATTACATTAAACGTGAACATTAATACATGGTCACCAGAAATCGTTAAAGGTGAATACCGACACATTGAATTGGAATGTACTGAGGTAAACAGTCAGTACCCTCAAACCTATAAGGTCCAAGTTCGTTCACAAAACTATGATAAGGTTAATCAACACCTTAAACAGAACGCTGTTTTATCGTTAAAATGCAACCTCTCAGGTCGTAATTGGACAAATCCAGAAGGTAAAACGATGAATTTTATCGGATTGGATTGTTTTGGAGTTGCAGAACAACCAGCACAATCAGCACCGCCAGTAAACGCTCCAGTGGTGAATAACACTCCAGCACCGTCAAACACTCCAGCACCTCCAGCGAACAACGCACCGCTAGATCCACCATTTTAACATTAACACCGCCCCTCTATTAATTTAGAGGGGATTTTTTAACCGAAATATGAAAAACTGTAAAATTAAACGGGTGATAGTTCCGTATGCAAATATGCACGAATTTACGGATGTTGAATTTATTAAACTATTTGGTAAAATTCCTGATTTTAGAAAATTTATAACATGCGCTAACATTTCAGATGGATTAAAATATGAGAATTCAAATCCAGAAATAAAATATTTAGAAGGTCGTGTTAAATTCGTCAAATTCACACCTGAGCAATTCTTAAAACATTACCTGAAATGATAACACCGAGAGATTATCAATCTGTATTTATCAACAATACACGCAACGAATTAATTAATAATCGTTCGGTTCTTGGTGTTCTACCAACTGGTGGCGGTAAAACTGTTTGTTTCACCTACATCACTCAACTCGCTATGCAACGAAATTCAATCGTATGGATTATAGCACACCGCAAGGAATTAATTAATCAGGCATCTAAAACATTAAACTCATTTGGAGTAAAACACGGTATCATTTCACCAAAATTTACACCTAATTACCACTCAAACGTTCAAGTCGCATCAGTTCAAACGTTAGCGAATAGATATCATAAATATGAAAATCCAAATATTATCATAATCGACGAGTGTTTTACAGGTGAAACGTTAGTAGATGGTGTAAGAATTGATTCTTTAGTTGTTGGAGAAGAAATATCATCGTTTAATCATGACTATTCTAAAATTGAAAAAAAGAGAATAGAGAAAATATACAATAGAGAATATACTGGAGATTGGTATAGAGTCAAGATGATGGACGGTACCGAAATAGTATGCACAGAAAACCACCCTTTCTATGTTGCTTCAAAAGGGTATATTTCTATAAAAGAAATAAAAAAAACAAGTGATAACTGCAACATGATGCCTATATTTGTTTCTAATGAAATAAACAATGAAAGATATTTGTCAAAATTGCCAAAAATTCACCGAAAGGAGCAAACCCAAAAGACTGAAAAAGTTTTGCGATACAAAATGCAAGGCAGAATTTTACAATCTAAGTCTGAGTCCACTTCCAGAATTGAGATGTTTAATTTGCGAAAAGAAATCGAACTATTACAAGACGAGAAAATCGCATTTAGAAGCATCAAGGAAAGGTCGATCATTTTGCTCAAAGGAATGTGTAAAGACATATCAAAAACAGTTGAGTTCAGAGACAATGTCCAAGACAAACCGAAAATATGCCTCAGAAAGGATGAAAGTAAAAAACCCTATGTTCAACGAGAAATCATTAGAAAAAATGAAGAATTCAATGCAGGGAAAAACTTTCCTGTCTCGAGGCGGAAATGGTCAAAATACAAGGCAACAAATATTATTAGCGAACGCTTTAAATCTACCAACGGAACATGCTATAACCTTAAAGTCTGTAAAACACTTGTTTCAAAGCGTCCCGAACTGCTACAAGGTAGATATCGCCTATCCACAGATCAAGTTAGCAATAGAAGTGGATGGAAAGACTCACAGGCTGAAGAAATGGAAGTTCTTAGACAGAAGGAAAACGGAAATTTTATCGGAATTAGGGTGGACTGTATTGAGGTTTACAAACGAGGAAGTGGACAACGACCTGAATGGGTGCCTGGAAATAACACAGTCTATAATATCCACGTTGAAGACAATCTAAATTATTTTGCAAATGGAATTTTAGTTCACAATTGTCATCACAGTACAGCTGGGCAATGGCGTAAAATAATCGACCAATATCCAGATGCCAAAGTAATCGGAGTTACGGCAACACCTGAACGTTCTGACGGAATTGGACTCGGTGATATTTACGATTCATTGGTTATTGGACCACAAATTTATGAATTAATCGAATTAGGGTATTTAGTACCTCCAATTGTGTATCGACCTCCAATGGTTGCTGAATTAAACGATGTTAAACGTCATAAATCCGATTATGTTCGCGAGGATCTTGCAAGGGTAATGAATAAGCCAACAATTACAGGTGACGCGATTGAACATTACAAAAAACACGCTTATGGATTACCTACAATTGTATTCACAGCAAACGTTCAACACGCAAAAGATGTTGCTAAACAATTTAGAGATTATGGCTTTGCGTTCTATGCAATTGACGGCTCGATTGATGATAAAGAACGTGACCGATTAATTAACGGTTTGGGTGGTCCAGATGTAACAGGATTAGTTTCATGTGATTTGATTTCTGAGGGAACGGATATTCCTGCTGTTGGATGTTTGATTTTATTACGTCCAACTCAATCATTAGGTTTGTTTTTACAGCAAATAGGACGTGGACTAAGAACGATTGAAGGTAAATCGAATTGTATAATTTTGGACCATGTAGGAAATACATTGCGTCATGGAATGCCAACACAACATCGTGAATGGTCGCTTGAAGGGCGTAAAAAAAGAGGTTCGAAAGCAGTACAAGAAGATGATATAAACATCACGACATGCACTGAATGTTATTTCACGTCAACGAAGTTCAGTATTTGCCCGTCCTGTGGATTTGAGGTTAAAATAATACCTCAATCTGAAATCGAAACTGTTGATGGTGAATTACAGTTAGCTGAAGAAATAGAACGAAAGGAAAAGGCAGAATTAAAACAAGCAGTTTACAACGCACGTGATCGTGAATCGTTGGAGGCGATAGCGAAGCAAAAAGGGTATAAACGCGGTTGGGTTGAACACATGTTGAAATCTAGAGCCGAAAAAGAATTAAATCGAGTATTATGAAAAGAGAAATTAAATTTAAAGCGAAAAGATTAGATAACGGTGAATGGGTTATTGGCAACTTGATAAATTGGCATCCAAAATTAAACCCTAGAATAATTCATTTTGAGACGGTTATTGGAAATGACCAAAACGATGAACAATTTACAGAGACGAATAACGAAGTCCACCCCGAAACAGTTTGTCAATTCACAGGTTTACAGGATAAAAATGGAATTGATATTTATGAGGGGGATGTTGTAAGATGGGATGACGGAACAAAAGGCGAAAAATGGAGGGTTGCAGTTGTTGAGATTAATCCAGATATTCAATTTAAAATAGTCCGAATTGAATGTGACTTTATTCAAAGCGCACAAGAAGGGTGTATTTTTAGATTTGGAAATTTCATTTATAAAGACACTCATAATCATTTTGAAATACTAAGCAACACACACGACAAATGAAAGAAACGAACCTAATGCGACTAATTATGGTGTCGCTATCGAAACGTGGTTTTCGTATGTTCAGAAACAATACGGGTAAGGCTTACGTCGGTAATTCATACGTGAGAATCGCTAAATCTGGTATGCACTTCATCGAACAGGGAGATATGATTATTAAATCACCTCGTATTTTTCATGCTGGACTGATTAAGGGATCTTCCGATTTGATTGGATGGAAAACTACTGAAATAACTCAGGATATGGTTGGAAAAAAAATTGCTATATTCACAGCCGTTGAAGTAAAAACACCGAGAGGTAAACCATCCGACGAACAAATCAATTTTATTAATCAAGTGAACAACAACGGTGGCATTGCCACAATAATGAAATCCGAAAACGACCCTATATGAAATACGAAATTTTAAACCGAATAAATATTATTGATGTTGTTTCTCAGTCTTTAGAACTTAAACCAAAGGGTAAAAACCATATTGGAAAATGTCCATTTCACGATGATAAAAAGGCCTCTTTAATCGTTAACGAAAACCGTCAGAAATATAAATGTTTCGCATGTGGTGTTGGTGGTGATGCAATCGATTTTATTTCCAATATAAAACATGTTGATTTTAAACAGGCAGTCGCAATTCTGGACGGTGACGATCGTTTAATTATTCCGGATGATCAACTTCAAACGTTTCAGGAAAAACAAAAAAAATATCAACTCGATATATTACCAATTTCTGACCCTGAAATTAAAGCAACGTTTTTTCATAATCAACTCGGAATGCCGAAAAACGTTTATCCATATAAAAATCTAAACAACGATTTAATCGGATACACGTGTAAATTCGTTCATGAGGACGGCTCAAAAGATGTTTTACCTTACGTTTTCGTGAAATATCAGAACGAAAACACTGGATGGTGTTACGCTGGTTTTCCTTCGCCTCGACCAATGTACGGAATGGAGTTTCTCGGCGCTTATCCAGATGCTACAGTAATAACCGTTGAAGGTGAAAAATGTGCTGATTTCGGTAATTCCAAAATACATAATTCGGAATATCGTGGTAAATATGTTTTTGTTTCGTGGATTGGTGGAGCTGAAGCAATACAACAGACTGATTTTTCAGCCATTTCAGATAGAAATATTATTCACTGGCCCGATAATGATGATCCAGGGCGTAAGGCAATGACATCGATAGGAAAAATCGTTGGTGGTCGTTATCTAAATATTCCAACTGATAAGCCTGATAAATGGGATGTTGCTGATGAGGATTGGTCTGCTGATTCTATTATTAAATTCATCGATGAAAACACTCAGGTTTCACCACAAAAAAATAAATCTGAAAAACAAAAATCAGAACCTTTACCGCCTCCAGAACCAATCGATAAACCTAATTTCGTTGATCCATTAGGTGAAAATTATTTTCGTGTACTTGGTTATTCTAAATCAGATAAATCACTATTAACATACTGGTTTTATTCATACTCACATAAAATGACCGTTTGTTTTAACGCCTCATCGCTTACGAAGTCAAATTTAATGACGATCGCACATGTTCAATGGTGGGAATCAAAGTTCCCAGGTTCAGGAAATGCAAAAATAAATATGGATGCTGCAGTTCAGGCGTTAATAGATGCATGTAATCGAAAAGGTATTTTTAATGAGGATAAAATACGTGGTCGTGGTGCGTGGCAGGATGCTGATGATGTTGTTTTACATGTTGGTGATCATTTGGTTGTTAACGGTACCCGAAAGGAGCTATTCGAGTATAATTCGAAATACATGTATGAGATCAACGATACAATCGAATACGGAGGGAACGAAGCATTGAAAATTGAAGATTCAAAAAAATTACTCGAGTTAATTAAATGGTTCGCATGGGATCGTGACACAACTCCATATACATTCGCTGGATGGTTAGTCATTGCTCCATTTTGTGGTGTACTTGATAATCGACCTCATGGATGGTTAACATCTACATCTGGAGCTGGTAAAACTTGGATTCAAGAAAATTTGATTCAGGCACTCGTTGGAGACATCGCGATAACGATGAACTCAGATACGACGTCTGCCGGTATTCGTCAATCTCTACAGTCGGATGCGCGCCCGATTATATTCGATGAATCTGAAGCTGAAACACCTAGAGATCGTGAACGATTACAGGACACGTTAACGATGTTACGTGGTGCGTCAACGAAAAAGGGCGCCCGTATTATTAAAGGAACTCAATCCCAGTACGCGAAAACGTTTGTAATTAAAACGATGGCGATGTTATCCTCGATTGGTGTATATTTCACTCAAAGAGCCGATAAACGAAGATTCACAATATTCAGTCTGAAAAATGACCCATCGAAACGAGGTGAGGCGTTTGATGAATTCAAAAAACAGTTTTTCGAAGTGATTACAGAAGATTATGTAAAATCACTGCAGCAAAGAACTATAAAAATGCTCCCAACGATTATACATAACACGAAAATATTCAAAGAGGCGTTAAGTATTGAAGTTTCTGACCGTTCGACTGGTGATTTACTAGGTGGATTGATCGCTGGAGCGTATTCGTTGATTTCGGATGATATTGTAACTGAGGAAACGGCTCGTAATTGGGTAAAAACGAATGATTGGACGCTCGAGAGAGAATTGAAAGATCAAAGTGACGAATTACTCATGTTTGATGAATTAATGTCTATGTCGGTAAGAATTGACCCTAGTAATTCGTACACGATTGGAGAAATGATAATGATTGAATTTGATCCTGCGATTCGAGTTACTGAATTATCTGGAAATTACGGTTTACACAAAGAAATAACTAGAAATTTATCCAGAATAGGAATTAAACAGGTTGGAAATCGTATCTGTATAGCTAATAATAATATTCCGTTAAAACGATTAATGCATCAGTCAACATGGGTTAATTCGATGGAGTCGTTGTTCCTAAGATTACCAGATGCAGAAAAGGATAACCCACGTGTCTACATGACTGGACAATCATCAAAACGTGGTGTTTCGATACCGATTGAAATTTTAACAAATAATATTTTGTAATATATTGAATATTTTATATATATTTGTCGTATTAATAATTTAAAACCGAAATATGAAAATAGAAAAAGGCATTCTGATTTCAATAGAAGAATCAGACATTAAAAATGGAATTCTTAAATTACCAAAACGATTAAAAAAGATAGGTGATAATTTTGATAGCTTGTCTGCAAAATATATTCACGCGCCATCTGTGACAACAGTCGGAAATTATTCGTTTAGCTCAAATTCCGCGTTTACTGGTGGCGATTTCCCCGCACTGACAACAGTCGGAAATGATTCGTTTAGCTACAATGACGCGTTTACTGGTGGCGATTTCCCTGCACTGACAACAG